TTAGCTGGCTTGCTGAAGCCAGTGCTGTAAAGCCTTCACGGTCATCGGCCCAAAATCGCCATCGACAACGCGCGGGGTCCCATCCAGCCCCTGCGTGTAATGACCACGATCGCGAAGATACAGCTGTAAAGCCTTCACGGTCATCGGGCCGAATTCACCATCGACAACGCGGCGAGTCCCATCAACCTTTTCGGTGTAGTAGCCCCGATCTTGTAGCCAGCGCTGGAGGGCTTTGACGGTTTGCCCGCCCAAATCGCCGTCAACCTCGCGCGGCACACCATCGAGTTTCTGCGTGTAATAGCCCTTATCTCGAAGGAGTCGCTGTAGGCCTTTTACGGTCATCGGCCCTAGATCACCATCGATGACGCGTTGTACGCCGTCTACGCGGCCCGTGTAATACCCACCAGCACTAGCCGGTTGTTTTGCGGGGGCCGCGCTCGCGGCCGGGGCCGGGGTAGCCCCGGTGGAGAGAGACGCCCGAAAACCGGCCATGTCGATCGACGGGCAAACCGGCTTGCGGCTAGCCGGTTTGCAAACTTCTTTATGCCCCAAAACCGAGGAATAAGGAATACCGTAGGCGTCGGCGAGGGCTTTCACGCCGCGCCGATATGAATCCAGCTGGACGGCCGGCCACGGCTCACTACCCGAATTTTCTGCTTCCACACCGATCGCATAAAAATTATTTTGCGCGCGGGTCCAGGTCGCGCCCGTATGCCACGCGACCCCGCTGGCAATCACATACCACCTGCCCGATCGGCCGAGGCCAAGCTGCGCGAGCGGGCCGGAAAGACCCGGCCGGCCATCGCGTACGGTGCCTAAGCTCGGATAGTCTGAGCCGTTTCGTGATGCCGCCGGGCCGGCTGTATGGTGCATAACGATCGTCTTAGGAGTGGTGGGGAAATCAGCGTGCCCGCGGTTCCGCCACCCGTCCACTTCGGTCACTTCGAGGCCCGCGCCCCGAAGAATATCCGCTAAATTGGTGAGTCTCATTATTGTTTGTGTCCTTTCGATAGTGAGAAATCATGAGAGAAATAGTGAGAAAAAAGGGGGTAACGTTTTGCGACCCCCTTCCCACAACTTCCCCATGTGTGAAGCTGTGGGGAAGATGTGGTTATGTTGAAGTCTCCAGCCAGGCCGGTACCGCAGGTAGGCTCTTTTCCCTCACCCCCGCCCGCAGGGCCGCATTGCGAAGCTCCCAGTATGCGCCCTCGGTTCGCCATGCGAGCCGCTCCGCATTACGCGCCACCGTGACCGGCGAAGGTTGCGCTTTCTTTTCTGCCTTACGGGCCGCTATTGCATCCAAAAGTGATTTGGCTATCACCCCGCCACAGCAGGAAACGATAGCTAATATTAATTGCGAGTAGAATTCTGCCACAACCCTCCCTTCGTATCCGCCAAAACTGTTTTATGCGGCTTGCATGCCCCCGGGGTTTTGCGCCGCCCGTAGCTGGGACGCGATGGTTAGGTATTCGGCGCGTTCACGTTCTGCTTCCTCACGCGCGGCCCGCACGTCTTGCGGCTCAGCCCGCCCCTTCATCTGGAAAGAAACCTGAGCATACCTACACGCAAAAAACAGCACTGCCAGTACAATCGGGACGATGGCCCGGGCTTGCGGCAAATCAAGCGAAGACCGTAGCACCGCTAGACCGATCCCGTAGACGGTCCACCCGCAACCGCATAGCGCGGCGGCGACTAGCTCGAATGGTTTTACTTTTCCGCCCCACGCGGTGACCGCTCCCAGCAGACCGCCCGCGGCTAGACACACCACGGCGATTGCTCGGAATGTTAAGGCCATGTCGTTTACGAGCGTGGCGGCCATACCGAGCGAAATAATATAAGCCGCAACCATGAGCAGGGTTACGGCTACGGGTTCTGCTATTGACCTGCGAAAACGTTCCCACAGGCCGCGTATTTTTACCACCACAAGACCCCCTTCATTTTTCCTAAATTTCTCTTCATATTTTTTTGGAAAACCATTATGCGGGGGCTAGTAGCACAGCAGATAAATCCCCGCCGTTAATGCCCAAAGTGTCGGCCATGTTCTGGTAAAGCCATACTGAAATACGAGTACCGGCCGATTGGTATTTCTGAAAATTAACAACTAGCTGATCTTCTCCAGAAGTGGACGTGCGATAAGCGAACCCGTCACTGCCTACCCGGATTTCCAACAGCGTACGGTGCTCGGGATTGCTCGATACCGATGTGACGAGCCGGGCGCGCGTATTGATCGCCCATATCCCGCTCTCTGGGAGCGTGAGCGTCACATTATCGGCCGATAGCTTGAAATCGCCACGAACCCTAACGGGCGCGTTAAGCCCGATATTCTGCCATTTATTGCGCGGAATATTAGTCTGATACATTGAGCCGTCCCAGATGGTCCGCCGGCCGCCGATCCACTCCAGGCCAATCGTCCTTTCATAGGCCGCGTAGATCGACCGATCCGGGTCTACCGAGAAAAACAGGGGGAATGCGGCCGCGGGCGCTGAGGAGACAATTTTTTGTGCCTCCGCCACTGAGTTGACCGGAATAAACGCGTGCACCGAGTTACTGAACGCGGTGAATGCGGCGACCATATCCGCCGGATCCCCATACTCCGGAATAGTATGTTTAAGAACTGTTTGTGTAGCCATAAAAAACGTGCATCCTTTCTAGCGCTTGCCTTTTACCCATTTCCCATTTCGGTAAGCAAAACCGAATAATGGTTCAATCCACACGATTCGCGGCGAAACAATCGGCTCACCCACATCGTGTTGGCGCGCGGTTCCTGGGATCATGTGGGTTACCCTGAATTGCATACCGACCGTGTACTCCCTACCCGGCACCAGGGTGATCGGTTGCTGGATAGTGGTCGCATAAATACCGACACTATGGGCCAAACCAACATCTAATTTCTGCCCGGTCTGCGAATCTTTAAAATAGACCGCCATAATCACCCGATAGCGATCCCCGCTAACCATCGACGTATAACCCACCAAATTAGCCGCGGTTAGCGGGGTAAACTTACGCTCGAAATCATGGAATTGCCAATGCCACGAAAGGCCTTTTGCCTCACCCTCAGCCCAAAACTCGCGACCGAAAACATGATGCCCTAGCGGGATCATTTCATCCCGTACCGGCGAGCGTACGGCCAGGCCGGTTTCCACATCGGCCGATATACGCACTTGCTCTTTACCCTGTTTATAAACATGCAGGCCGGTTGCGTCCATAACCGTGTTATCCCACGTGCCCGTATTAGACGCCGCATAAAACTTGGAACCTAAGAAAGTTTTACCCGTTATCGCATTAGCCGTGATCTTGTCCGACGTCACCGCGCCCGCCGTCAAATGTTGAGTAGTAACCGCCCCATCTTGGATGAGGGTTGCGCCGGTCTTCGCAAGTAGCTCGATGCCCCCAACACGCCACGTAGTGCCACCCGTGAAATCGCGCCATTGCAGGGAAACCGTGGCCGCCCGATCGGGGGCCGTTAAGTCTATGCCACGCTTTTCCCACCAATTTGCCGCGTTTTTCCGGTGGGTCCCACCCACATACGTGTACGAAATTTGCCGGCCGTTAGCGTCCCGCCAAACAACAGCAGTATTAAAACTAGAGCTACTAGAACCCCATTCAACCCACCAATTCCAGCGATACTGATTGCCCGCCTGAACCGGAATATCACGCACCCACAACGTGGTCGGGTTGTTTTTCCACCAGGTGCCCTTCACCCCGTCGGTAGGCGGCACCGTAGCCGAATACTCCCACCCGTCCAAGTCTTCCTTGTAGGCCCCGGCCCCGTTCCACACGAGATTGCCGCCCGCAACCGTAACCCTGCCTAAATCCGCGGCCTTAGCCACAAGGTCATTAGTCCATAGTTCTTCAGCTATGCCTTTTTGCAAATTCGCATAAGCCACAGACAATTTGCCGAGCTTAGCGTTAGTAATCGACGCATCCGCTATCTGAGCTGACCCAATCGCCGCGCTCGCGATATGCGCCCGCGTAATCGCATTATTACCAATAAACTCCGGGCCGAGCTTCATGGCCTGCCAGGCGCTATTGCGCCACACGTAGGCCCGCATCGGCGTGGAACCAGAAAACACGTACCATAGGGAGCCGTCTTTTTTACCCGCCCCATCACTCGTATTCGGGTTACGGTAGGCGAGAGTAATCAGGCCTTGAGCTGTGCTCATTTGACCCGTGAGCGTGTCAGCGGTGTTTTTTGCTGAGAGCGCGTCAGCGGCCGCCCGATCAGCCTTATCCTTCGCCGCCGTAACATCCCGTGCCGCGTCCTGTCCTAGTGTTTTTGCGGCTTGTGCTTCCGCGAGCGCAGAAACCGCCTGCGCCGTGGCAGATTCTGCTTTAGACTGCGCCGCAACCGCCGCCGCATTCGCCTTATCCGCGTCAGTCTTCGCGGTTTCGCTAAGCTGTTTTGCTTGGGTAGCAAGATTATTTGCGGCGCTAGCAGACTCTTTAGCCGTGGCCGCCAAATTGGCTACCTCATCGGCTTTCGCGGTGGCCGCTTGGACCGCCGAATTCTCCAGCACCACCCATTTTTTAGCCTCACCATCATAGATATAGGGGAGTCCATCGGTGGTGTTAAACCACAGCGTGCGGTTTTCCATCTCGGTAGGTGCCGTACTTGACCGCACGAACATCGAAGACCGCGAAAACACGGCTTCGGCAACCGCATTCACGTGCTTAGGTACCGCTGCTTGCACATTCGTGGCTACGTTTTCGGCCCGGGCCGCCGCCGCCTTAGCCTGGCTCGCAAGCACCTGCACATCCGCAATATTCGTCGCAAACGTTGACAGTTTGTAGCTCACGTTCGTGTCGCTTGCACGAACCTCGCTTTCCAACTTGTCAACCCGCGCAACAGTCGCTTTACCGGCCTGTTCCAGTTCGGTCCGTGCCGCCTCAAGCCGCGCATTAGCCGCCTCCATCTCACCAGGAAAAGCCTCCAAAACCGCCTTCTCATCGGCCGTCAAATCCTGAGGGAGTAGCGTTTTATGCACGGTCACCGTCTCAGTAGTGGGGGTGAAGCCGGCCCGCTCTAAAGACTTATCGCCTACCGCTTTATCTGACGCGGCCCCTGTGACACGGCGGGGCCGCCCGGAATCATCCACATCGACATACACCAACCCGCCCGGAATGTACTTGCCTGGCAAGGCCGGTAAACGTAGCTGTGCCCCCGCATAATCCACCTCGACCAGGCCGCGAGTGCTTTCATCTTCCGTGAGAGTCCCAATAAAAATGGCGGTGCGTATTGGACGCGCCGCCGGTTTCCTAAACTCATTCGAATATGCGTCAAGAACACTCATCCGCAAGCCACCTCCACGCTCATCAACCCAAGCCCATCGATAGGCATTTCCACGCCGGTTACGATGCCCACACGCGTACGCCCATCAACATGAATTGCAACCGTCTGGTCGAGGCTTATGCGCCAATCGGTTACGCACTGGACGCGCACCAGTTCCGAGTATGCGCCGCGCCTGCGTAGCTCTGCACGCGCCACAAGCAGCGCCTGTGCCTCAGAGCTGACTGCATCGCCTGATACTTCTACGCTTACCCACCCATAGCGGGCCGGCTTAAAAGGACCATCGGTTTCGTATGCTTCGGCCGCAAATTCCACCCCATCCGAACTGCCAGAAACCACCACATGGTTAGGCCGTTTCGCTCGCTCAAAACCTGAAGGGGCGGAAACTACGGTCCCGCCCGTACCATCTCTCAAAACCACATCGGGACTTGTTTTTATGGTTGGCGCGGGTAGCGCGACAATGCCCCCGAGCTTTTCACGTATGACCATTCGCCCCGCCGAACACAAATCCGCCACCGCCTGGTCTCGTTTTTGGCCGATCACCCACCCATCAGGAACCGGATCACTCCCTACCCCGTCAGGGGCTTGTACCGCGAGGTTGTCGAGTTCCAGCGTGGCACGTAGCGCCATGAGACACGTAGAAGACCTGGCAACTTGCATGGGTTTAGCGAGAACGTGGTCGCGCAAGCAGGATAGAAAACCGTGCCCAGATAAGCGAATTTCGGGCCCGTCTTCCTCCCACGAATCAAGCCGATAATGAGGAGACTCAAACACGATGAGCTTACCGGCCTGGGAGATAGTTTGCCTTACGGTCGCAGTGTTACCCGTGGCGAGTAGTGATTCAGGGCTGGTAGGGAGCCAATCTTTCCCGCCGCTTTCGCGGGGCACGGCTACATCTAGCACGTAGTCGCCCCACCCCTCGGTAAGCGCTTTCGCGGTCATAGTGCCCTTAGTGGGCGTGAAAACATGAGTCTCATATTCCGGGTATGACCAAACCACAAGCTCACTGACGACGTTCGTAGAGCTTGAAGGGTCGAAAATCATGGTTTAACCTCCTTACGGAATAGGGCGTTCGAGGACATCCCGCCATGTAGACCGGGCCGCCCGTAGCCGCTCTACGGTGCCTAGCCGGGGTAGGTCCCGCCAAACGTTCGGGGCAATCCCACCCGATAAGCCCACTAGTGAGGCCGGGTCCACCGGCACGCAATCCAGTTGGTAGGTTTCTTCGCCCCGGTCGAACCGGGCGCTCATCTCACGCGGGGCGGCCACAATTTGCGCAAGCCAACACCCACCATCTTCCAGCAGGGGGCATTCGGGCCGGTGGCACGCCGCCCGTGAATGAATGATCATGACCGGGGCGCGGCGGCGAATAAGCTCCACCCAAGCATTACGCGACCCCGGTTCAGGGACTGCGTGTACCGTAAACGATTGCGCGGGGCTATCCCCGCTAGTGCGCAATACTGGGTAGGCCGCCCCCGCCGGCCACACCTGACTAATCTTCAAATCCCCTTCGACTTTATGCGGTCCTTCCCACCGGAAAGGTACACAATACCGGCCATCTAGAGACCTAATTTCGTGGCGTTTAGGCCACGCACCATTAATCGTGCCTATCTTGGTTTTTTGGCCGGTCGCAGGATCGACTAGCCAATATGTGCGTTCTCCTACGCCGCCGGCGTCCACCCCGGTCCACGTTTGGCCCGGGTTTACGATACCGCCCGGCACCAACCGGCCGATCGGGTCCCCGCTCGCGTTAGTACGGATTTCACCGCCACTATTACCGGCCTGCACACTGATTAGGGGTGCCTGATTCCAGCCGGGGCTTACTGAGCTACCCTGTATCGCCATGAGTTGCGCCTCCTATCTTTGTGCGAGTTTTTGGGCACGGTCCCGGGCCGCGAGCGCACCAGAAATACGCCCATCAATAAGCCGCCCATCCACCCCGATCGTCCCGCTAATCTCTCCACCAACCAGCTCGAAACTATCCGGGAACGCAACCACCGGGATAGGGGCCGGTAGGGACGGGACCGGTTCGACATGGCCGCCGCTCGAATAGCCCCGCAATGCGGTTAGCATCTGGTAGAAGTAGGACGCCCCGTATTTGCTGACCACATCGGACGGGAACACAAATTCATTGGCGTGTACGATTCCAGCCGGTTGGTATTTATGGCCCGGCCCGGTCCACCCACCGGTTGCATACATCCTCGAACGAACGTCCTGGACCGGGGTCCCGGATTCATCCACTGTCCATTTCCTAGTGAAAATGTTCTGGTGTCGATTCACGAAGATGTCTAAGGATTGGCGGGCCGGATTATTCCGGGCATAATTAATCACGTCATTAACCGCCGCGATAGCCCTATCGGTATCTAAGCCTAGCTGTGCTCGCACGTCGTCCCGGCGGCGCACCTCTGCCACAAATTCTTCAACAGTTTTATCTGCCATCGATCGGTCACCGAGAATCTTCGCGGCCGCCTCAGACGCTTCAACATCACCCAGAAGTTCCGCCAAAGTTTTGTTCGCGTTAGCCGGGTCTGCAAGTAGGGAGATAGTCCCACTTTCCGAATCCACCGCCGAAATCATGGCAAGCAAAGTGGCCACAGCCGGCTCATCGTTAGCGTTCAGCTGGAACGTGCCATCACTATTCTCTACCACTCCTAGGAGTGTTAGGAATTTGCTCATGGCCGGATCCCCATCAGCATTAATCTTTATAATGCCGTCCTGGTTTTCCCTCACCCCATCCAGGAAGTTTTGTACTGTAGCCCGCGCGTTAACATCATCCGCGTCGATCGTCACCGCTACCGCGTCCATAGACGCCAAATAGCCCACGTCTTGCTTGATTTTCGCGAGTTGTTCAGAATTCCACCCGTACGTATCAGCCAAACCCTGCCAATATTTTTCATATTCAGCAATCTGGTTATTAATTTCTTCTTGGGACTTTTTCTGATCCCTCATATTCGTGAGCACCTGGGCTTGCGACGACGCGACCTGCGTCAATGCCTGCACTTGTTCCTTGGCTGATCCGAGCACGTCAATACGCCCCGACGCATCGAACTTGATTTGCGACCCACTAGCGAAAAGCTCACCCACCGCCTTACGTGCATCAGCTTCCGCGTAGAGCGCATCAATCCTGGCACGTGCCTTGCTCGCTTCCGATTCGCGGGCTTTATTTGCGGCCTGGATTGCCGCCGCCTGTTCGCGTGCCGCTTGCGCGGCGCTAGTGCGCGCCCGCGTCTCTTCACTAACCGTCTCTTTGCTTTCGCGGGAACGCTTACCAACTTCTTCGAGGCTTTTCGCTGTTTCCTTGTAGGCCTTACTCGTTTCGTGCGCCGCTTTCATACCGGCATCCAGGGTTTCAGCCCAACCGTGCGACTTGGCGATCGCGTCCTCGTAGCCGGGTTCGAGGTTCCGAAGTTGGTTGAGGATTTCCGCGAGCTTAGGCCCGCCCTCATCCACCGCCGCTATGATTTCCTTCTGCGATAGTCCAAGCGCTTGGGACGCCCGGGTAAGGTTTTCGTACCCAATCTGCGCTTTGATCGTGTCAGAAACATTTTGATTCATCACGCCGCCGGCTTCCTGGTAGGCGGCCTTCATCTCTTCTAGCGCGTTCTTCGTTTCCTGGGTTTTCTCCGCATATGACCCGAGAGCGTAGGTGGCTAGAGCAATCCCACCAGAGATAGCAAGCCCCGCCGGGCCGCCAAAAGCACCCAAAAGGGCCGCGCCTGCACTACGTGCAATCCCACCGACATTGCTCACGGCCGGTGCAAGCCCGCCCTTAATCCGCGTAGCCAGCGGCATAACCCCGAAATCGGTTACGCGCATGTATGCCGCGAAATCACGGAACCCACCCGCTAGGCTACTGATCCCACTACCTACCCGGCTAAACAGCGGCAAAAGGTTGTTTATGTGGCCGCGGAAAAGCAGGAATGCCGCGCCGGCGGCCAATACCGGGCCCGGTAGACCAGCTAGAGCGGACGCTAGCGTACTAGCCGCCTCCACCAGCGGCAAAAGTATGCTTTCGATGAGCGGGGTTGCCGCGAGCAAAAGATTCGCAAAACTATTACCGAGCTTGACAGCCGCAACTCCTACCGCTTCCAGCCCGGGGGCGGCCTTCTCCAACACGCGATTCACCAGCTCCATGCCGGTTATCGCAAGATGTTTGAGGGTTTCGATGAGCGGGCCTGCCTGAGCACCAATACCCCGAAAAGCTTCCCGAACTTGAGGCGACGCAATAGCCAGCGCCCCCAAACCGGCCACTACCGGATTAATCGAAAGCCCAAGTTTCGCGAGCGGCCCCGATTGGGTTGCCATAGCGGAAAGACTCGCCGCAACCCCCGCGAGCGGGGCTTGATAGCGGGAAATAAACTCCATGCCCTTAGAAATCGTATTAAACGACAGGCTCTCGATATTCGCCCGTAGGTTTTTTAGTGCTTCCGATACGGGCGCCACCCACTCCGTGAACGCTTTCGACATTTGCGGCTGATATTTAGCTATCTGTGCTTGCAACGCCCGCAAAACGTCCGCCACTTGGTTAGCCCAATCGACCAATAGGCCGCCACCATCAGGGCTAACTAAAGGTTCTGCTAGGAGCGCGCCGATATCACGCCGGGCCGCCTTCACCCGGTCCACAGCGCCATCGAGTTGTTGTTTCAGGCCGGCCGCCGCCCCACCGAAAGCGGTACTCATACCCACAGTAAGATAGTTAATGAAATCTTCTGCAGAAAGTTTGCCTTCCGTGATCATCTGACGGACTTCGGCCCCGGTTTTCCCGATCTGGGAACCGACCATTTCGGCGGCGTTAACCCCGCGCTGGCCTAGTTGCATGAGGTCGGTACCGGTGACTTTTCCAGCCGCCTGAATCTGCGAAAGCACGAACACAATTTCGCTCATTTTTTGAGCGGACCCGCCCGTAGCCACAGTCGCATCCTGAACGGCGGAAAGGGTAGGTACTACTTTTTCGGCTTCAATCCCGAAACCGATCATGATCTGCTGAGCCTCAAGCAACATATCTTTGCCAAATGGTGAGCCTGAGGCGAATGTGTCGAGGCGGCGCATTTGCTCTTCCGCGGCCTGCGTGGACCCGAGCAGAGTTTCAAGCGCGGTCTTCGTGTTCTGCTGTAGCCGGTTGTAATCTACGCCGGCTTTCACCGTAGCAACCGCCAAAGCAGTACCGCCCGCCGCTACCGCGTTAAGGGCGTTCCCGGCCGCTTGGCCCGCGGTCTTCGCGCCTTTTTTGATCCCGTCCCAAACCTTCGAGGTGGTGGTCGAGACTTGACCGGCGGCTTTCGCGGCCTTTTCCATACCCTGCACGAAATCAGAGACATTAGCCCCTAAGCGTACACTTACTGAACGATCAGCAACCACTACGCGCCCCCTTTACTCTCCATCATCAACCACATAGGGATGTACTCCATCCCGTTGTTCGCCGCTAAACCGGCGGTGCTTACCCAACTGGAAACAACCTTCACACCAAGATTCAGAAACCGACAAGTGGCCTTCGATGCCCTTCTCACCGGTCCTAAGCCTGGAAAGACCACACCCGCCGCAAATACTCGCCTCATAGATCGCTAGGCCGGCCGCTAGCCGCCGATCGGTATTACTCCACCCGCTACTATGCGACACGCCTAAAAACTCGGTAGGACGTACTTGCCACCGGGCGGCCGCTTGCAATTCGGCTAGGACTCCGGCCCATCTTGGTTGTGCGAGGGTACGCGCCAAAAAGGGCTATCCGGCCCCAACGACGCCAAGGAGGTGGCTGTAGCGCTCTCAAACTCACCCACAAGCTTTGTGGCCTGTATATCTCCGATAGCTTCGAGGAACCGGGTCATGTCTTCCCGGGCGGGTAACCTTGGGTAGGTCATGAACCTGGATAGCATGGCCGCCCCATAATCTAAATATTTTTCGGGCGGGATACCGCCCCCGCCCATAACCTCATCAGCATCGAGACCGGCCTCATCGCAGTACTCGCGAATAGCGGCAATATACAATTCTCGGTTTGGGGCCGTAATCTCGCAACGTACCCATTTCGAGGCGGCCTTTTCGGTGAGCTTACGAAGTTCGCGCTCATCTTCCGACCCCGCCAAAGTAGTGGACTTTTTACCCGATTGCTCAACTTTTTGCCGTAAGTAGTCGATTTCGGCTAGGAGCCGCCGATCCTGACACACATCTACGAACCGGGTTTCTTGGGACGCGCCGGCGATGAACGCGGCAAGATCAAAAGTTTTCGGGTCCATCTCAGGGGCCTTCTTTTCGGTGGTCATTTGGTTACTCCTTCATGATTGTGTGTGTAAAAGAAAAATAGGGGAGGGAGCACACCTGCAACCCTCCCCTAAAACTATTTCTTTATCCTTTAGCCTGCGGTTACTTTAACCGCGTGCTCGAACTGACCAGTAGGCAAAAGCGCAACAGTATAGGTAGCGTCCTCGCCATTCTGATCGGGCCGGTTTTGCGGGTAGTCAGTAGTGAACCCGAAGACTTCCACGGTCTGACCTTCCGCGAATTTCTCCGTGTAAGGCAGTGCTGAATCCGGCGCTGTAGCGACCCCGCCACGGCGCACAATATCTACCCGCGTATCCGGGTCCTTGAAAACCTTAGCGGCCTTCAAAAATGCGGAAGTTGTATCCTGTGCATTGCGATCGCCTTCACGGACGAACGTAAACTCGCCCGCGTAATTGGCCGGGCCGCGCCGCGTAGAAGCCGCCTTCTCACACAAAGTCTGGGTGCCCTGAATTGTTTCAGATGCATTCATTCCGAGCGTGTAGCCTGATGCGATAGCGCACGTAATGTCTACCGCGCCCTCAAGCTCAGAAACCGTCGGTTTAGCCTGATCACGCAAGCCACCCACCACGGCAACAATTCGAACAATATCCGTATTTACTAGCTTAGAACTCATTATTTTTGCTCCTGCCCTTGAGTATCCTTATTTTCCTTACCCGCCTCACGGGCGGTTGAGGCTTGCTCCCGATATTCAGGGCAAGGCCGCTCAATATCGCTCAACCCGCAACACGCACTAACTATTTCGATGCGCGGCGGGGTTGTGGTCAAATCCGGGTTTAGTGCCACCATATCCGCGGGCATTGGCGGCATACGTTCACCGTTTTTTCGCCATACTTGGACCTTTTCCACTGGCAACCTCCACAAATATTATTTTTTATAGATTGGCTTCATATTGCGAAACTAGGACGACGGCTTCATGTGAGGCCATGACTTGAGCACCTTCGAGGAATCGCTCTAAGACGTGTTTTAGTTTCACGTTTTTGTAAATCGCGTTCTGGGTTAGTGTGTCGCGTATTCGCCTAGAAATCGCTCTGGCTTCACGGGCGGCCTCCCACGTCTCATAGGACCCGCCGGTGCGTACAACGGTCCGCACCTGCACCGATAGCCGTCCAGATTCGTTTAGGCCGCCTAAAGTTCTAGACGACACGACCGGCACGCTGACGTTTACGATTACGTGCCGCTCGGGGCGGTCTTCTAGCCGCGTATCCGGTAGCCCATCGTAAAGCTGAATATCGCCCCATGCGGTGAGAGCTGACCCGATCAAGCGAATTGCCACATTTTCCGGATAGTAGAAAGAATCCTCATACTGGACTTCCACGGTTCACCTGCTTTCTACCATGGTTTAGCGGCTTCACTCAGATAGCGCTCTACTACCGGGGCCTCATCCAAAAACGCCGGGATCAAATGAGGCATAGCCCCGCTAGTAGCTGTACCAAATTCGAGCAAGTGACCTAGCGACCCTTGACCACCAATTTCCGGGCCGATTTCCGCGCTAATACCGCCCCGATCAGCCACCAGATCATAAGTAACCAGATACGGGTAGTGTCTCACTTTTGAGCGGGCCGGGGCCATAAACCGACGTACCCGGTCTTGCGCATCATTTTTAATATTGTAAGCGCCTTTTTCGATAACCTTCCGGGTCTCATCTAAGGCCCTACCAGGGGCCGCCCCAAGATCATTCACAAGTGCGTCCAGTTCGCTAGTATCCGTCTTGGCTCGCACCAATTACATCACGCTCTCTACCTGGTATTTAGCGGCCGTGGCTTGCGATGCCGGGGACCGGCCCCGCACCGTAAACGATGCCCCCACAAGCTGAGGATCACCCGCCGTTACCGTGATCGTGTCGCCCTTCTGTAACACCACATCGATAGGAAATGAAGCCACGTCTTGTTGCATTACGGTCATTCCGCCCGCATCGGGCATCACGGCCGCATTAGGCGAGGTTACACGCACCCGGAAAGGACCTTCATAAACGGTTATGGTTTTCTTTTCCCTAGCCGCCGCATAAGCCGGTTTGCGGTTTATGATCACCACGCGGGTAACCTTGCACTGATCAGTCATACGTGAAAGCGCGACCTCACGGCCCGCCGCGAGTATCCTATCTAGCCCTAAATCCACAGCTCACCCCGCCTTTCTAGGCACCCCAATAAGGCACGCCTAAGGGCACCGAGTATGAGGGGGCTATGTATTCGATCGGCTGGAGCGCGGCTATCTCACTATCAGTAAAACCAATTTCGCCCGCTGAAAGCACTGAGTCACGTACGCCCTGGAAATCATCCAAACCGACTGACCTCCAACCTTCCGGATTGCGGAGAGTGCGTACTACGGCCGCCGCGATCGTGGACCGGGCCAAACCGGCTAGCTCAGGGTCACGCTCAGCGCGGGCCTTCAACGTCGGTACGCGGCGTCGGAGTAGTGCTGTAGCGCGCTCAATCCACACCGGTACCTGCCGGCGCTGTGTAGGCGTCAAGTCTTTACCGAGTTCATCCGCGATAGCAGAAACCTCGATTTTGAAAACATCTGCCACTAAAACTCACCACCCTTTTTTGTGCGTGTTGGTGGGTAGCAGGCCCCAAAAGGCACCAAACCAAAAGGAGGGTTCAAGGAGTCGCCACAAACAAAAAAGGGAGTGTGCCACCGAACCCCACACCCCTTTATGCTTGTAGCCCCCTCCTTTTTTAGTGTCCTTTTGGGGCCTGCCATTCAAGCCGCCTGCCCTTTAATACGCACACAAAACCAAGACCACCCAGGGCGAAAGGCGCAAACCCGGGCGCAAAGGGCTGTTAGGAGGGGAGAAGAAGTAAAACCCTCCAACAGCCCCCTTTGCCCGATTTCCGCGCCCCACAGCACCGCCCATACTCTCTCAAAGCGAGAGAGATTAGCGTCCTGGTTTTGTAGACCCACGTGCGTACCCCACTAGCAGGCCACGACCTACAACCTTTTAGCCCGGGGCCACCGTGGTTTGCCCGGTCTCCAAATCGTGCGTTACCTGTACCTCGGTACCATCCGGCTTATGCGCCGTATAGGTTTCCGTACGACTACCAGGGTTTACGGTTTTCTTCACCCGCTTAGTCTTGGCGGGGCGTACCGCATTAACCGTCTGGTGACCCGCTTTCGCGGCCGCCCCCTTATCCGGGCGCACAGAGGTTGCTTCCTCGGTAGCGTCCGTCGTATCAGCGGGCGCATCCCCGGCCTGCGTCGGCTGCGGTTTCGTTACATCGTCCGATAGCCGCGTAGTTCCTTTAGCCATGAATCCATACTCCTATTCACTCAAAAACCCGGCCTATTGGGCGCGGATATTGCGCAAGCGGGCCGCCGCATGGCCACCCTGCACAACCAGGCCGGAATAAAACTCAATGCGGGTACGGTAGGCCGGCCGTTCAGCCATTTCGCCGATCTTGTAGGCCTGCAACCCGCCATTAGTAATGCCCATTACGCCTTCATCACCGAACGATTGCGCGAACCTGACCGCGAACATTTCGCTGTCGTCGAGAATAGGCCGCCCACTCCAGTGGTTGCCCGGGTTGACGAAAGAGACGCCGTTCCAGGTCCATTCACGCTTTCCGGTGATTTCCGAATTTACATATTCGGCCCCACCTGCACGCCGGCCCAAAGCCTTCAACTTTGCCAACGACTTACGGCCCGTGTAGACCACATCAGGGCCGCCATTCACAGCCTCAAACAGCACGTCGAGATCTTCGAGGAATTTGTCGTCAGATAGGGTTGCTTGCGCGTCAATAACCTGCTCATTGACCAGCCGCTTACGTAGCCCGTCAAATTCCTTGGGGTCACGCACGTCCGTATCACCATTAAACATTGCATCGACATAAGTCGATTGGGCGGACTCAATTTTCATTTTCACCTGGTCAGCCATGAGCACACCCAAATCGGAGGGCATGGTCTTCTCTAGGAAACGATCAACGTCAGCATCCCCACCGAGAATTACCAGGGTTTCCGTAGCCTGATTTACCGTGCCCGTAGATTCGACATAGGCCTCATTGACGGTACGGAAAGCAGTACCCGGGAGCACCCGGTCCTTGTCGTACGCGTACGCGTTGCCCTGAATGGATTCAAAAGGCAAGCGGTCCCATACGGTCGATACGGCATGCCCGATTTCCAGGGCACCGCGCCGCACCTGGTTCTTCGTTTCACGGGCGGCGGCCTGCGCCATAGTTAGCGCCATAATATTACCTCCACTAAAATTTTAGTTAGCTTTATTCCACGAATCGGCAATAGCATCCACCCCGTGCAAGCCAGCACCTGCGACATTGGGCATACCTAGGCCGATATCGCGGGCAGACACCCCGAACCCCTGTTTTACGAGGTACGGTTTCCGTTGCGCAAGATTCTCGAAAGCTTTCCGCAAACCGTCCCGGTCCACTTCGCCCGAATCATCCACATATTCAGCTAAAGCCACGCCCGCTAGCGCGTCTTCCGCATCATGGAAATTGAGCTGAGTTGCGACCACGCGAGCAGATTCTTCCGCCACTCGTAGAGCAGATTCAGCACTCACCTCAGCCTTAGCTTGAGCTACAGCTTTAGCTATGGCTTCATCTCGCTCTGCCTGGACCTTTTCAACATCAAGCGCGGCCTTCTCGTATTTCGCGAGCCGGCCTTTAATGATCCGGTCCACGTCTGCTTGAGTAAACGTTTTCTCGCTCTCGCTAGGTTTACGGTCCTTAACTTCCGGCTTGCCCACTTCCGGGTTAGTGCCGTCGGTTTTTCCGGTTTCAGCTTTCACTGATTGGTTTTCAGCTAGATTCTTGTCGCTCATGTCTGCTATTTCCTTACCCCGCTCAGAGAGGAGCGGTTACTCTCACCAGGCCTGCCCTGGGAAAACCTATTCCAGCCAATTCGGCGGATCGATAAGCCACGGCTTCCTATTATCCGGACCCCACTTATCATTGGGCACTCTCAAGTATCCGTTCTCCCACAACCCTTGTAGCGCTTCCTCACGGGTCCGGGCGTGCTTATATATTTCTTCTGGGAGAAGACGGCCGCCGGCCTTCACAAAATCACGCATACGGCTCTTGCCATACACGCGTTCACACATGTGCCAATAGTGGCTATTCCGCTCCCTGAAATGTGCGAAAGCGCCATGCCTAGTAGTGGATTCGTACGTAATCCTCATGCCGCCTTTGATTCGTGCACTCCGACGCGCGTTCACCACGTCCCACATATTCGCACCATCGCGGATAGCCTGCGCACCACCCTTAGTAAAAATCCGGTCCTGCTCTTCCCGCGAAAGGGCATTAAAATACGAGTACGAGCTGTAGCGAGGACCGAACGCATGTTCAGCCCATTCTTCATTATCGCCCCATTCGCCAGCTATAGGCGCGATCCCGCACCTACACCCCGGATGCCTAGGAAAATCCCATTTATCCATATCGACTAAAATTACGCATCTTGCGCACGCGCCCGGGTGTAGCACTCGCCCATAACCCCCACACGATGGGGTTGACGCTATAACCGCCTGCGTGGACTGAACATTAGCGCTAGCCACCTCATTCGACGCAATACGCGAAAGTGTTTGCCAACCAGACTGCTTAGCCTGTTCAAAATCGTTGCCGTTAGCTATTGCGGTTTTTACTGCGATCGGCACCGATTTCAGCAGGTGGTAGAGCAGTGGTAGGCCCGTCCGTAACGAAATATCCACAAAAGAACTAGGGACGAGGCTCGCCACGGTTTCGCGAGAGGCGCCCTGCATTAGCATTGAGGTAGCCACATATTTTTCTGACCTTGCCACGGTCCTTGCTTTACCCGCCGTAATCAATGCATTAGCCTCAACCGCAAGCGGCGGCCACGCATCCAAATTATCCCCTTGACGCCGCCAAACGTCCGCGAGCGCCGCGTTCACGAGACCGATATCGTCAGATAGTGCCTGTTGGCTCTTGATCCCCAAGATTTGAGCCGGGCCAAGCTTCGAAGCCTCCACTGGTGCTACCTCCTGCGATTAAGTCGGTTGCGTATTGTGCAATCGATTCATCGTTAGCGTCCTTAACCCAGCGTTCAACTTTTCGTGTGGTAGCGCCTGGGAGCATGGACCATGCCGCCGATCGCGGCATACCGGTCTGGATTAGCTTGGTGATGCCGTCCACGATCTTCGCGAAGCTCCTGGCCTCACCATCACCCCAAATGATTTCAGTTGCGTAGCCTTCACCTTTCGGTTTTCCGGCGGCGATTGACGCGAGCCGCATTACCTCGGCCCATGAATCACCAAATTCACGCTTTAGATCGGTGACGAGGGAGCCTAGGGTAGATTCCGCCGCATCGAGGGCGTCACCTGAAAGATTAGCCATGTCGCCTAGCAAATATTGTGGTGGTACTTGGGATATTGCGGCGAGCTGTTGCACCAACATTTTAATAACATTCACATAGTTATTAAGGTTGGACTCCGCAAGGTCCCACACCTTAGTATCTGCACCGGGGAATACGATCCACCGATCAACCCCCGGCCGGCCCGGCGACGCAATCACCGGAATAGGATTACCCGCATCATCAAGCAACGCCTCACCGTTTTCATCCTTGCGGTAGACGATTGCCCCATCGGCATCACGCAATCGCGGGTCATAGCCCGTAACGACGCGCTGACGGTAGGCCGCGAATTGCGCCGCAATCAGAAGGTTAAAACGCATTGTGTCGATCGCGCGTTGCATCGGGAACAAGGGCCGGATCATTGACCGTGCCGTATTATCGGTGCCCCGATCGGGTACGAATTCCACAAACGGGACCCGCCCCAAGGGGTTAGATACTTTTTCTGTGAGGTCCCATGAATTGCCGGTACGGCCCTTCATGAAGGTTACTACCTCATCATCCGTATATATAGCGCACCTGGGAACGAGTACTTTCCGGCCGGCCTGCTCATAGGTGGTTTCTGTCCATTCCTTATACGCCCATAGCGGCCGATAAGAATCCACCGGGTCATATTCCACCCAAACATTAGCGGGCGATTCATGCCTCACGATCGGGCTTTCTGGATCCTCAGGGTTAGCCCAAACAAACACAATGCCCCGCCCGTGCACAAAACCATCGGTGTACACGCGACGTTGCGCCGAATCAAGCCGATTGCCCTGCCACACGTTTTGCCACGTGGACCGGTCCGCGTCAGCGTCACGATCGGACTGGAAACCATCCACACGCAACCGCTGTAGTGGGGCCTTGACGATGAGACGAATCCACGGGGCTACACTCATCTCCTGCAAAGCATAATATTCACGCCCTAAACCTTCCGCCGCGAACGGGCGGGGGTGTTCGCCCCGTAAATATGATTCTTCTTCTACAAAATCGGGGCGCTGTGCACCCAGCCGGGATGCCCCTTCAAGCCTTAAAGCTTCAAAATCCACCACTCGCAACCCCTCAAAAACCTAGCTGAATGAAAATACGGCGGTTGAAACCTCATACTGCCGGCCCGGTTTAGCCTGCAATCCGGCCATCAACGCACTAGCCGCCGCCTCATAAGCCAACACATCCATCATTACTAAATCGATCTTCATATGCGGGGCAGGCTTACCCAGAATGAAACGATCTTGCGTTTTTGCGACCTTGCGCGCATTCATCGCATGAACCTTATAGACACCATCAGAGGAGTGAGTCATACGCCCGCTAGCCATATCCTCCCGATAGCGCACCAAAGCAGGAAACATACGCGACACCGAAAACGTGGGCCATGCCTGCACGATTTCCGGCGAATATTTCACCTGCCAGGCCTCGATCTGGGACTCCCACAAATGCGGATCAGCATAGACCAGGCGTACCCGGTAGCGGCGCATGATCGAATCCATCGCCGCATCAACCTCGCCATAAGGGATACGCCCATCAGGGAACGTGGCCGGATCGAATACGGCCGGGGTCCGGTCTTCTCCGTATGTGGGAGTGAAGGTATGCCGCTCACCATTAGGTCCTAGCCAGCAAGCCCTAAAGCCGGTCCAGTCACCGGTTTGGGACCCATCGAAACCTAAGGTGATCTCAGCCCCTTCCGGTACTTCGAGGTCTCTCTCGGCCCCGTCGATAACCGCCTCGGTTAGGTACGTGCCTTGACCTTGTACGAGCATATTCCCGTAAAACCGCATTGCTTGAGTCGGGTCACGCACCATGATTTCAGCCGCTTCCGCCTCAATCGCATCCAAATCCACCCACGGGGACCCGGCGTAAACGTATTCGTGGATTGCCCGCCGATCGGTGTCATTCAGATAGTCAAGATTCGCAGGCGGTTTCCGATAGAAAATAAAAACATCAGGCATATGCGCCTCATAAGTTTTCTGAGCCGCCGAGTTGTCCATCGGGTCCCAAGGGTTAGTGATTTCAACCGAGCGGCCGCCCATACCTGCCAGGCCCCGCCGCATCGTTCCCCATGTGCGTTCAGTATCGCGCGTATACAGGCCCGCTTCATCACCAAGCGCAAAACTAATCCGCGCACCCAACCGCGATTTAGACGACGCCGTAACCTTATCGATCCTGCCGTTATTTGGCAGTCGGAGCATGTCGAAATTAATTTTCACCTGCTCCGACAAAGGCCCAAACGCCGCCATATCGTAAACCGCGTCAAAAACGTTATCTACCTGATCCTGAGAATTAGCCATGAGCTGGATCAAATTTTTAGGGCGGGGCCGGCCCATCGGCTCACCCGCCTCATACACATACTCAAACCCACACCCACACCCATAATCAGAGCACCGGTACGAGTCTCCACTGCGTGCCCAACCCGCAAATTCGGCCGGCCCGCAAGCCTCGACCAACACAAAACCGGCACCAAGCGGCGATTTCCCGGATTTTTGCGGCCCCACGATCAGGGATCGGCGATAGTGGAAAGCTTGGGAATTGTTCTTCCCCTCATCCGGTACCGCGCCCCGCCGTACCCGCCCATGATTCAGCAAGCACCATAATTGCCAGCCGACCGGGATAAACGGCTTATCCGGGTCACCCGGTACGCAAGCATGAGCCTCCAGCCAATCAGACCACAGAAAACCGAGGGTGGGCCAGTTTACTTTCCATGATGGCTCCCAGCTTCCTACAGCCACAAACCACCACCCCCACAACCGCCCACAACTCGAAACGTTCTCTATTCGGAGGCTACCGCCCGCAGCCTCGCACGCGCCCCACCAGGCGCCCCACCGGCCGCCCGTGGCGCTTCCACTTCCTCCACGGCTTCACCGATGACCCACCCATTTTCACGCATCCCCGCCGGGGTAAGCCCGAGCTGATCGTGATAGCGATGTACTTGGCCGATCAGCGCGGCATTACCCGAGTATTCGGCCCGCGCCTCACACCGACACATTTGCGCGACGATTAGCCACCGCCATGGTTCTTCTTCCCAAGCCACCGCTTGAGGGGTCTTCCAGTATTGCCGCCAAATTTGCCGCTCGCGCTTGGTTACGTATTCATCCCCATCGCTTAGCGGCTCGCCCGTAGAGGTGAGCTTAGGGAGCGGAAAATTCGGCGCACGTCCATCCCTACCTTCCGGCGGTAATTGCCTGAACTGTAGCTGACCTCGGTCCAGCCGATTACGAGTGCGGTTACTGGTAGGACTTAGGGCCGGTCCGGAACGATTACGCGCCCCACCTCGTGCCATAGTGAACCACCTCCACCCGTTTAATGTTCGACCGACACGAATAAGTTACGGAAAGTTTGAACTCACTTTTCCTTTTTTCTACCTCCCCGCCGGCGGAAGTCTTGCTTAGGGTAATTAGGTAACCCCCCTGGGTCACTCTAGTGTCTAACACGCGGCGAGGAACGTTCATGTTTATTGGTTGCTGAATCCTGTTGGCCTTTCGCGGCCCATCGTAGCACGGTTGCATCGTGAGTGTTCCGGTCCTCGGTAGCCGCGCCGGTCGTCCGTATGACCTAGGTCCCATGGCGTGCCTGGTGTGATTGGGCCGCCGCATCGTGCACAGCAAACGCCTCCAGCTTCAACCTGCCTGGCCCACTGGGCACGTAGCCGCTTGTGCGTAGCGTCGTAACCGCGCGCTGTGCTTGAAGGTCTTGAGCGTTCGTATTCTGCTTTGTGTGCTTTGCATAGGCCGCCGCGGGCGGGCGTGGGACATCCTGGGACCCTGCACGCCGATAGGAGGCGGGTCATGTGGTCTCACCTGCCTCCGCATACTAGAAGCCCGGCCGGTGTGTGTACCGCGGCCGGGCTTGCTCTGGTTTTGTTTCTCTTTAGGTCTAAGGTCTGTCTATTTGAATTTGGCGAGCATTGTAATCATGCCGTCTTTGTCTACTGACCAGCCTAGCCAGTAGTCCTCCCACTCCCGTGAGGTGGCGTCTACTGCGTAGGGTACTATTCGGTCGCGGCCTTTCCAGAGGGGGCGGCGTACTTCTTCCCGTATCCATTCGGGGGCGCCTGTCCAGATGAAAAAGCAATCGAGCCATTCGGCCTCATTGTTGCGTTCGCTTTTTCCGTTGTATTTTGGGTAGCCGGCCCATACGAGCGCGTCACCTGGTCGCTCTGGTGTTGCTTCGAGAATTTCCATGTTGTCGAGGGTGCCGCATTTTTCTTCGATGACCGTGTAGCTTCGGATTTTGCCGGGTGTGGGGTCTTTTGTGCACCCGGTTAGTGCGAGGATTGCTATGCCTATGGCGGCGGTTAGGGTCTTGAGTCTCATTGCATACCTTCCTTGATAGGTATGTGGGTAGTGCGCCTTGAACCTGGTTCGGTGTGGTTTTTGGGTGCACTTGTCCACTTGGAAATATAACATACCCACTTCTATTTTTGGTTGTTGCGTGCAAGCGTTGCGGCTTGTCGCAGGTTTATTTTTCCTGCTCTCGATTGTAGCCGGCCGCGGTGCACGTTCGTGTCGAGTATGGCGCGGGGGATACCTAGCAGGTGGGCGGCTTGCGCGCGGGTTACCCAGGTGTCTGGTGGGGTGCCGATCATCTCTAGCCTTAGGCGTGTGTTTACTGCTTTCGTGTAGGTGGCGCGGGTCCAGGGCGTGCCACATACCGGGCATATTTCCCAGTCTGTGAATCCGTCGTCGAGCGGGTAGCGCTCTAGGCGGGTGCCGTCGTTTGGGCATGTGTGGGTGGTGGTTTCTGGGTGTAGGCCTGCGAGCCGGGTGGCGATTGCGTATACGCGTTGGATTTCTCCGACCGTAGCTAGCCAGGCTTCCGGCTCTAAGCGCTGGTAGGCGTGCTCTGTCGTGTCAGCTAGCCACTCGCATACGGGCGTGGCGGTGGGTCGCGTGTAGCCTAGGTTTTCCGCCCAATCATCGGCTACCTCGGTGAGGATTTCGATGCACCCGGCGGGTGTACGCACCGTACCGGTCTCCCAGTCGTCGGTTATGCGGTCTAGGCCGAATGGGAGCTGATCGGGCGCGGGGCGCGGGGTAGTGGTTATAGGCCGGGATGGAGTGGACCGAGGGCCGTATAGGCTTGCGTGTATTTCCGCTGTGGAAGCTTGTGCCTCGGTGAGCAGTACGCCGATTTGCTCTAGGGTTATGCGGGCTTGCCGATCGGGCGTGAGGCCGTCTTTCGCGTGTTCCATTCTCCTACCTTTTCCTGCTCTCGCTCCCTGGTTTGGTGGTGGGGCGCGGGGCTGATCCGGTTGTTGGTTTCAGTCCCGCGCTTCCACATTTTTTGCATATTTATACATTTAGCAGTGGGGCTTAGAACGGTGGCTGTTCATCCCAAATCGGTTGCTGTTGCCCGCCCGGTGCTTGTTGTTGTTGCGGTTGGGTTGCCCACGGGTCGCTAGCACTTCCACCGGCGGGCGCGTTATTCACCACCCCACCAGAACCGCCCCAATTGCCCTGTGGCGCGTTTTGACCACCGCCCTGGTACCCCTGCATAGGAGCACCACTGTTCGCCGCTCCACGGGCCTGCTGGGACCCATATTGAGGGGTGTAAGCCGAACGAGGAGGAAGAAAACCCTCCAGCCGGGGCCGTTCGATCGTCATTGTTGCGCCCGGGGTCCCATCGCGCCGCTGGTATTCGCGCCGCCCAAGCTCACCACTCACCACGACGCGCTGACCGCGCTGCAAATCGTAATCGAGCACCGCATCCGCGTCCTTGCCCCAAAAATCGGCCTGTAGCCACACCGGGGCGCCTAAATCCGACCACTCGCCGGTTTTGCGATCCCGCGTGCGCGGGGTCACCGCGAGGCTCAGCTGGGTCTTCGTTTCGCCGCTGGTCACCGTGAATGCCTCGGGGGTCCGCCCCAAGTTTCCAACAAAAACACTTCTCATCGCGTGTCCTTTCCTGGTTATTGATTATTTTGTTTCTGTTTGCAAAGAAGCAAACAAATCTTCCATGCGCGCCCTGATCTCCGGCGGGCAACCCCGCCGCCCCGGGGCTTGCTCGATCAACCGCCGCCCCGCCCTAAACTCCTCGCGCTCGCGGGCCCGGCGTTCTTCGTCGCGATAGGTGCGTGCCAGGCTCACGATGTGGGCCGGCTGAAGGTATTCCGTCGAGGTCCTGCGGTGTTCGTCGATCGCGGCCCGTGCCAGGTCAGCAGTGAGCCAATCGGGTAGGGCCGATGCCCACGCGATGATCGCTTCACGGCTCACCTGCCTGTTATCCACCGCCGCGGCGTAGGCGAGGATTGTGGCCGCTAACTCGGTAGACACTGCCACGGATCGGCTCCTTCCAGATCGATTTCTCCTATCGGGATTTCCCACGGATCAGGCCCGCGGGCTTGCGCTTGCGCTTCCTGCTCAGCGGCGAGCTGGTAGCCCGCCTCCAGCCATTGCGCCGCTCTCGACGGCGGCCGGGCCGGCGCGGTGTCAAGTTCGTCGGTCCACCGTTCGTCATTTAGCCAGCCTTGCGCCCATTTCGGATTTTCTATGCCGCGGGCCTGGACCCAATCGGCATAACGCCCGGCGGCCTCGACCAGGGTCTGCTGGGTTACTTTTTTGCGAGCCTTTTTGAAAGCCTCGAAAGCTCGCGCTTTGCCCTTGCGGACCGGGTAGGCCGCCCAGAACTCTTCAAACTCGGTCGAGTACTCGCGTGCCCGATCGGTTTGGGTGCCTGGAAGCTGACCCTGAACCGGTTCCGGTTGTGTTGGCTCATCCTGTGCCGGGAATGAGCTGAGCTCATCGCCTGCCGGGAGTGAGCTGAGCTCAGGTTGAGAGTCAGGCGCACCCGCCGCTTGCGGCGCGGTGTGCATATATCTCTGTTCCCCTGTTCCCCTGTTCCCCTGTTCCCCTGTTCCTATAGTGCATTTTTCCTGAGCACTCAGTGAGTCCTCAGTGAGCACTCCTGTTTCGGCGTCATACTGCGGATATCTCGGTTTCGATGGGCGGTTGATCTTTTGATGGTTATCCCACGTAGGAATTTGCAGGTACGGCTCATTTTCGACCGTGTAGCGCACTATCAAACCGCGTCGTGCAAGCTCACTGAGTGCTCCGTGAGTCCTCACTGAGACTTCCTGAGGCCTCATGTAAAAGTCCTTAGGGAACAGTGAGGCGACGATGAGGTGCTCCTTATCTACTCCCACGCCGTTGTCATCGACGTAATTCCAGAGGCCGATGTAGAGCAACCGCGCTTCGAGAGATAGGGCCGCGATGTCGTCGCTGGTCCAGAATTCTGGCTTGATCGTCCTTATCCGCATTTCTCCTCACCTCCTCCCTTTCTCTTTGTCTATGGTGATGATTTCTAGCCGTACCTGGTAGGTGCCTTTCCCGGCCGGGTCTGGGTCTCGTCGGAAATCGGGGCCGATCAAATACTCCGAGGAATCATCAGGCCATATGCCGGCGTCGGTTAGGCCGTCTATCAAGGCCTTCACGGTAGGGCTTGCGTTGGCGGGGTCTGCTTTTCGGCGGGTTGGGTAGCCGATATGCGCCACCACCCTCACGGGCGGGTTCACGCGTGTCAGGTTTTGCCTTTTGGTTTCCAGGCGGGCATAGCCTCGAATTGTGCGCGTCCGAGCGGCCCGGTTAGCCCAGTGCATCCGGCTATTGGCCGATATCCACCACTCCCGCGGAACAGTGAAAGTTATGCACCGCGCCGCATGTTCATTAGCCGATTCTGGGTTCATCTCTCTGCTCTCCTACCCACGGGCGATGCTCTATAAGCTCCGGAAAATACGTGTCCTCCCACGTGTCCATATCCCGCCCGTAGACCGAAGACCGGGCCGGCGGTTTTGAGCGCAGGGCGTGCACCCGTAAAAACCGGCGGTCCAAAGTCCCTCCATATGAGGCCGCATACGCCGGATGCGTAGGCAGCTCCATACAGGCAAGCGCCGCGAAGACCGAGATGCCAGGCCAATACAAGATAGGCCGCGCAGTGTGAGCTGACACGATTCCATGCCAGCGGGCCGAATTGCGCCGCATCTGCGACTCTTCCGCCCTCACCCCATTAATCGACGGTTCCGGAATGTTTTCGCGTAGCACGTCCTGCGACCGATACCCGGCCCGGTCGTACTGATCTGGCGAATAGCCCGGGTCGCCCCGCTTAGGGTTGCGTGCAACCGCCGGGCGCTCCGAGTAGGGGCCGGGCCATGTCTCTAGGAAAGCGTCCCTCACCCGATAGGTTGCCTCCGCCTCATAAGAAACCCCATCCGCGCGGATAGTTGGTACCCATACGATCGGGGTATGTGGCGACGCTACCCGGGTAAGCCAGCAAACAACCACCGAGTCTTTACCCCACGAAGTCGCACAAACAGCGTCTTCGTGCTGGCTAGTGAATTCCCGGATAGCGTCGAGCGCCTGCTCAATCCGCGGGGTGAAAGATTTTGAAAGCTCGTAATCGTAGCGTTCGTGTTCTTCCCAAGCGGCTAAATCCGAATCCGTCAAAGTTGGCATTGTGATTAGCATTCGGGTACCTCCACTCTCCGCAAAGGGTGTGAATATGGGGCCCGGTAGACGCCCGTCGAACCGGGTTTTGGGAACGGGCGGCGCTCCCACCCAGTCGCCGTAGCGGGGGTGTCGAATTCCCAAGATTCCACGCGGCCGCAATCCCGCGCCCGATGGCCCCCTAAATGAGTAACCTGCTCGCAAAGCCGCATCACTTCGTCCGGATCAGTAGCTAGCACTTCCCACACCATTTTCGGGATGACCGATAGCGGTATGACTGTGTCGCGGGCTTTCATCGGCCCCATGCCGTGATGATGTTTTTTATCTTTCGTGAAACGGGCGAATTCCCGATCGGCCGGCGGCCGGCGAATTTCCATCTGAGTACGCCGCGTAACCTCATAGACTGCTTCCGAAGTGCACCAACCCCACGTGCCATGTTTCTCCCACTTCTCGAGCGGAAGATCGGCATCACCCGGGGCCGTGTTGGGGTCTAGGGCGGGCTGGAAATTCTCGGATTCTGCCCACCACACCCACGAAAGCGGCCCGTCAAGCATGAACGGCCTGGTGACCACACCAGCAACCGGCGTCCCTAAGATCGCGGTAATACGTAGGGGCTTGCTCATTTGGTCAGCTCCTCCAACAGCGGGATAATCCGATCTTTGTGGGAGCGGAGGGTTTCTGCGAGAGCTTCCACGGCCCCCGAATCGGGCGTTTTCCCTTCTTCCAGGTAGATAAGGCGCGCTTGGCCGTAGCCTTGCGCATTCTTCGCCCCGATCTGAGTCTCATATACGCCGGCCCGCTCTGGTGCCCACAAAAGCAGTGCCGCCGCCAGCGCGTTTTCGTGGGCTTCAGTCGCGGCCACGTCCAACCACGCCTGCCCATAGAATTGGGCGCCCGGCTTCACGATCTGGGTTGAAAAGATCATCTGGGTAGTGCCAGTCATTTCATTTGCGGTATCAATAAACCGGGCTACCGGGCTCGTAGACCCATCGACGCGGGTCCCGAATTCTTCACCCCGCCAAAACGCGGCCGGCTTCAGCCCCTCAATAGTGAGAGTCAATGAGTCCGAATCGAGCGGCAACCGGTCCGCGTTTTCTGTGCAGAATAGGCACAAATCAGATACGCGTAGCGTGCCGCTAGTGATAGTAGACCCGGCCGCATAGCCCATCATCGCAAGCCAGGGAATGCACTCTTCTACTTCCCGATAGTGCTCTAGATTTACTTCGGCTCCGGTCCTGGATACTGACCCGCCCGAGAAAAGAAGATCAACCACCGGCTTAGCCAGGGTACCGTCTTCTATTTCGAGGGTTTTGATAGTAAGCCAGGCAAGCGCGTTCCGTAGCTCATGGCGCACACTGCTCGCAGAAAGGAACGGTACCCGCGCCATGTAGCAGTTTTCGCCCGGGCCCCACACAGCTACTTCTTGCGTGCGGAGTAGGGCCGTATTTCCGGAAGACCCGGCACCATGATGGAAGGGGGAATCGAGAGTAACAAACAAGCTATACATTTATATTTCTCCTTAAAAATCGGTTCTCGTGATCGTTAGAAATTGGGGTCGTCGAGGGCTTCAGCTTCTTTTTCAGCCTTACGCGCCGCCCTACGCTCAAGCCGCTCCACATCCGCGAGCGCCACGATATAAACAATGTTTCTTGCTACATGGCCCGCCCAAGCTTCGTAGTCTTGGTCGATTACTTCGCACGCTCGGACCACGTTTTTAGCTTGCGCGGCCACGATTTGCGGTATTTGAAGTTTTCGGGCGGCGATAGTTAGCGCTTCGGACGCTGTGGACGCGCCGGCCGCCGCGGTTTCGAGGGCGGTGGATGCACGGCCTCCAGACCAGAAATCGAGGCGTGAAGGCCCGTCGTCGGTGAGCGAGTCACGCAACGCGAAAATCAGATCGATGGTTGCCCGGTCCAAAACCTCAGGGTTAATATTTGTCATTTTCTATGATTCCTTTCGTTATCGTCCAGAGCGCTAGATCAAGGAGTGGACTCCTCAAAAACGGCCCTAGGGCGGTGTTGTGGTTCTGCCAAAGTTCGAGTTCTTCGCGGGTTTTCAAGTACCGCGGGTTGCCCTCCCCAACATCGGCGGCGGGCACGCCTAGCCTGCGGAGAGCTAGCGCGTGTTTGAAAACGAATTCCCATTCGCCTTGCAGGTAGGGGATATCGGAGTTTTCCATCCGCACTACGCCGTAACCGCCGTGGTTTATTTCCGCATATGGGAGTACGTGTTTTTGCCCTGAGACCGCTATCGATACCACCCACGCAGTGGCCGGCGGGTTGAGCAGAGTGTCGATTACGGGCGTGGTATCGCCGCGGGAAGTAAGGCATATCCCGGGGTGGTTTCCTATCCATCCGGCCGCTTTTTCCGCGCTCGCAGGTAGGTCCCTGCCGGGGGTTGCGACTACGGTCCACAAGCGGAAGGTTTTCCTGCCTGATCCGCTACAGCAGTACAAGCACGGCGCGCATACTCGGTCTGATCCGGGGCTCGTAAACATCGACCGGTCGGTGAAGTTTGTGCCTAGGGCGCGGTTTGCAGGCGCGGTAATCTCAGCCTCATAGCCACACATACAGCACTCACCAGGAACCGGTTTTAATAGTTTTGCGTTCCCGCCCTCAACCGCCGGCGACCCAACCAATTCATGTATTAGTCGTGGTGCTTTCATCATGCCTCCTTCGCTAAAATGAGCCCGCACCCGTATCGCTTTGCCTGCCCAATACCCCGCGTAAGGAGCTGGGAAAACGCTTCCGCGTCGGCTATCGTCGCGAGCGCGGTAAACGCTTTCCGATCGACGATGAAGGGGTTTTCGCTTCTCGCGGGGGCTAAATGCTCAACCGTGACACGCTCAAGATCAGCGCAGGCCCCGAATCGGCGTTCAAGCCAGGCCGGGAATAGGTCATGCTTTACTGGCATTTTCCTTTTCCTCCCATTTGGAAGGGTTTCAGTGCGCACCGCGTTCACAATCCCAGCAATTTCATACCTGCCCCCGGGGTTTACGCGGCTAGGTATTTCCCTGGCGCGTACCGATCGGGCTAAGGTGGCAAATTCTTCCGGTGGGACCGGCCGCTCAGTGCGAAGAATCAAAAGATCACGCTTAGGGGCCGCCCAAAGGTAAGAATTTGAATTCGTGATTTTCGTGAATATTCGGTGTGCCCGATCGTAATCAGCGTAAACATAGGTACCTTTACGATTCAGATAAACTTCCGTAAGCCAAGCCACTTATGCGCACCTCCTTTCTGTTAGCTTTTCCTGGTGGTCGCTAGCCGCCCATACGGTGCATTTCCGGCCCCGCCGGCTAACCCCGTCTTCCGAATACCGGAAGGTGAGGCCGCATTTTTCTAGCTCTGAGCAAGCAGACCGTATTCGTTGTTCGGTCCATTTCGGGAACCCGCCCTCACGAGGAATACCCCTGCAAAGTTGCTCTACGGTTGCAGGGCCTCCTTCACGAAGCGTGCCTAGCACCCACTGTTGGGACCCGCTCACTGCGTCATCGGAGAGTGATGCGGCGGCCTGCCACGAGGTCACCGGGTCATTGCGCCGCGCATACGCCGCCGGTACTGGCCTAAGCATTGCCTTCACCCGCTTGCGCTTGCGCTTGCTGTGCCTGTTGGTTGATCTCTTCAACCTTCGTATGAAGGAAACCTATCAGCCGGTCTGCCTCATCCTCGGTCAGCTCTTCCAGGCGGCGGGTCCGATTCCTGGAGGCCCATTGCACGGCGGCGGTCATTTTCCCAGGGCTGAGCCGCAAAGCCTCAACCTGAGCTTCCAAGGTCTCTACCTGTGTAGCGGTGAGCATTATTTCGGCATCTTCGTATTCTTCGCCGCTGGGAGTCTGACGCGGGGCCGCGCCGCTGTTCGGGGCGGTGGGGGCGGCCGGTGGGTTTTCCACCTGTACCGTAGGCTGAACCTGCTGTGCTGTTTGGTGGTCCTGCACGGCCGGATTATCTGCCTGCGTCATCTCATCATCCGTATACAGCCCGGACAGGTCCTGTGGGAACGCCTTCCGTAGCGCGAGTGCTTCAGCGCATTTTCCTAGCATGATCGCTGGCTTGGTCCGCCACATGGTGGTTAGCCGGCCGTCACCCGTACGGCCCGCATACTCGCTGAGTAGTGCGACCGCTGGGAAAGGTTGGCCGTCCCGGTATACGGTGACGCGGGCGGCTAGCGGCGGCTCCTTATCTAGCCACACGTCTCGCCATTGTCCATTAGGCCCGCAATACTCGGTAGCCGAATAAGAATACGTGCCACCTGCTTGGCTTGCCGCGCGCCGGGCGATCACCCTGAAACCGTCGATGCCGGTCTGAATCGTGTACTTCATTTCCCGTTGCCGTGTTTGCGCGTTCCACGTAGAGCGGGGGATCATATAGATTTGCCGCGCGAAAGGATCCAGGCCTGTACGACGTACTTGGTGGAAAAATATTGCCAGATCGGCGCGGGAAGCTCCCTGCAAATTCAGGGCCGTAATCTGAGCGGTGTTAAATTCGGTTTGGTCTTCCCTGATTTCAACTACACTACCTGCGGTTTCGCTCACTCTGTTTCACCTTCTTCACTGGGTTCGTCGTTTTCGGTATTGCTTTCGACGGCCCGGAATTCCGCATTAAAAGCACTCCACGCGGCATTTAGCCTGCGTGCCGACTCGACCGCGGCCTCCATATTTTTCATCTGCTTATCCGATAGGCGAGAGGTGACGTATCCGCCTGATTCTTCGATTTCGACGCCCGGCGGTATCTCGCCATTTCCTTCGGCATCGAGTGAGGTTTTCAGTGACGCTAGATAGGCAGCAGAGGTAAAGGTATCGCGGACGCTCAGTTTCCATACGTCTGGGACTTTTCGCTCTTCTTCAAGCCAATCGCCAAAAGCTTTTTCATCCCGTATCACATATTTTTCTGACATTTTGTTTCTGGAAACCGTAGCCAGATCATCACCCACTACACGCCGGTCCCCGGGATTCATATGCGCTTCCAAATAGAACCGGGCGCGTTTTACTAGGGTTTTTGCTTCAGCTGTGAGGGCCGCTTTTTCCGCGAACTTCCCTAACGCGACGATTCCTAAGGCTTGTTCTACGCTTGTTATTTCGATCTGATCAGACATTATTTTCTTCTCCTATAAAGTTTCGATTTTGGGAAGTTCGATTCCTGTCCCAAAAAATTCGTATCCAGCAATTTCGATCAAGGGCACGTGATCAGGGTTTTTCACCTTCACGTCCATATAGAGACTGGTGCCGAAAAATGTTGATTTCTCGCCATTTGGTAAGAATCCCATTGCTCGCACGATTCGCCGCGCGGTTTTACGGGCCTCATAAATCAACTCTTTCCGATCATTGGTAAGATCGTTTATTGCGAATCTGAGCCTTACCAGGCCCGGCGAAAACACAGGAGTGCTCATCTTTCATGCCGCCTGCCTGCGAGTGAAAAACGGCCTCCACCGCTTGCGCGTGGTTTTCGCGCGCCGGCCCTGAATCTTCTTGGCCGCGGTTTCCTGCATTTGCAGTTCCAGCCAGCCCCGCATTTCCCCGATATGGGGGCAATCCTCGATATGTGGAGTGAAAGCATATTTACTCATCGGTATTTCCTTCCTTAGTGGTTTTCGGCCATGTCATATTGATTTCTTGGGCCGGGCGGCCCGCCCGCTTCCGGCCCCGGGCCCGGCGGCGTTGCTGAGCCTCACGCACCTGTCGATGTGCGTCCTTCCGGCCGATCACGTAGGCCGATACGATTCCAAACCCGAAAAACAATATGCCTAACAGTCCTGCGAGTAGGCACGCGCCAAGGTCCTCCCATCGATCGCCTACGGCGTATGCGCCGCCGATCATGAATGCCATGCCGCCTACTAGGCCGCCTATGGCCGGGTAGGTCAAGTCAGGCCGGCGGGGTGAAGTCTTCTTACCCATTACGCATTACCCCTTAATCTCCGAGTAGCCAGGCGCAGGCTACCGCCTCAACCCTGCTGGGCCTGCGTAGCAGAGAAATTGCCTCCCAGATATCTAGGTGTGCATCCCTGCAAGACCGCTCCAATTGATCGGTGTATTCTTCGTCGAAGAAATCGAGGATTTCGGCTCTCTGCTGACCGAACGCTGCGAGCAGTGCTTCGAGAGCGCCCCGGGCGGTCGTCAGGTCGTCTAGGAATCCCCCGCGTGGCTGATCCTGGGAATTGTTTTTATTCATGAGTTTTTCCTTTCGCCGAAGTAACACAGTTTTTGCATTGGCCCGCACCCCCGTAGGTGCGAGAATTTGGGAGCCGGTCTTGAGGGATGCCGGGGGCGCGCATGACCGCCCCACAATGGGCACATGCCCCTGCGAAATATGGCGATCCGGCCCCGGGCGTGTTGTTTTCTGTGGTTGGTTCAGGTTTCTTCACCGCCGGCGTTTTCTTTGCCGCCGGTTTCTTCACCGGTGTTTTCCGGTGGGCCGGTCGCTTCCGGTCCCGCAAAAACTTCCGATAACACCAATCACACATACCCCTGCACCCGGCCCGAACTGTGCCCGGGTAGGCCGCCTCGGGTACCCCGGCCGGTCGCGTATTCGCGCCACATTCCTTGCAAGGGAATACCGCCGTCTTGGCCGTCTTTTCAGGGACCCGTACGAGTCGCGCCGCGGGCGGGGTCTCAGCCAGCTTCTTAGCCTCACCATCCGGCAACGGCAAGATCGTGATGTTTTCGGTTTTAGCCCGGAAATCCTGACCCTCAACCGCAACCCCACATTCGGCTACGGTCCCGCGAGTGCTGTACTTTGGTACGCCCCTGGGTACGTAGCCGCGGGCGCGTATAGCGGCGGCAAATTGCGCGAGCACAGCCCGGCGAATATCCGCCCGAACCCCGTCTATGGGGATCGTGTAGGTGGCGTGCACATACCCAAAATCACGTTTCAAAATTTGCATGTGTTATCCTTGCTTTGTAATTGCTACGGGTGGAACCGGCGCTAGAAACTTTGTTTTTGGTGCTGGTTCCCTTTTTTCTTTTACGTGTTTCCTGTTATCTACCCGGCGCATAGGTTTTTCCCTTCAAGCGCGTAGTAATCCCAAACCGAGCCAGCAATTCACCCATTTCAGAAAAGGGAATTTTCCTGCACCCAGTAGACGCGATCCGCTCATCCCACTCGCCACTATCGGCCGCTTGCCGCATATCCAAAATCGCACCATCCCGAAGCACCCCGGTCGTTGAGTGTTGCAGGTCTCCATAGGCTTCACCCCAATGGCATTCAAGGAACGCGGGGACGCTGGTCCAGAAGTATGCCCAGGGAGTGCCGTGTATGACGCCCTGCGAAAGGTCAGAAGAACACCATTTGCGGGCGTCTTCTACCGTGGCCATAAACCTGACCCCGCTGTTATTTCCGGCCGCTGTGGCCGTGTAGAGGAATGCGTATTTTTCGAGCTCGCCCAGGTCTTCTACCCGTGGAACTTCCGAACCTGTGTTTTCGGCTTGAGCGTCGGCGAATAGCGCGAGTTGTTGTGCGCTGGTCATTGTTTGCTCGCTCCGATCGGGCTACCTGCTGGTAGATTCGAGAAATTTATCCAGATCGTAGGGCCTGACTCTCCAGAGCCGGCCGGCCCTCACGCCCTGTAGGTCGCCGGCGAGTAGCCAGCGGCGTACCGTGCCTTCACGGACCCCTACTCTTTCTGCTACTTGCTTTACTGAAAGCAAGTTTTCTGCCTGTGTGCTCATATGGGTTCACCTTCTTCTTTGTTTTCTTG